TTCGATACCATCTTCTGGAGTTCGGGAACGGTTGTTCCCATCGCTTCAGCAAGCATATGCCATGCCGGGATTCCAGCCTCGGTGAGCTGTCTCATTTCTTCGCCGGACAGTTTACCCTTTGCATAGATCTGGCCCAAGGCAAGCGTGACCCTATCTATACCTTCACCGCCCATGCCGAGGGCTGCCGTTGCGTCACCGACAGCCCGCAACGTAGGCAGAACATTTTCCGCCGCGAATCCGTAGGCCAGCATTTTCTTGGCTGCGTCAAGCAGTTCTGGATATTCAAACGGTGTTTTCGCCGCAAAATCGGCCATGTCATCAAGAAAAGCCTGTGCTTTTTCCGCGCTGCCAAGCATGGTTGCGAAACCAATCTGTGCAGTTTGGAGCATGGAATTATATTCTATTGCAGTCTTTGCAACAGTTTTTACAAGTTTGCCTACCGCCAGACTGCCAAGAGCCGCGCCAACGCCCTTCATTATGCCGTTTATTTTGTTTTGGAATTGCTGCAATTGATTCTGAGCTTGCTTGACTGCCTTTGTTATCCCCGAAAAATCTGCACCGCCACGAACGATGAAATTACTTCCAGCCACGCTTTTTCACCTCCCCGCCAAATAGTGCATTGAGAACCTTGACCTGTTCCAGCATTTGTTCATCGGTCATTTCCCGTTTTTCTTTGCCTATCATGCTCAGTATCTCTTTCAGTGGCCGCGGCCGATTGTGTTTGCCAAGCCACTGTATTGTCCACAGAGAATTGAGATATGCAATCGTGATCTGATCTTTGAGGTTTTCAATTCTATTTTCCTTAAACGCCCTGATTTTGAGCGATAACTCATAGGGCGTCATTTCCCAAAACTCAATTGCAGATATGCCAATGAGGGTGGCGCTTTCCAGGGCTCCCTCGATGGTAAACTCCTGTCCGCCACCCTCTACTTGTTTTTTCCCTTCTTATCAGCCCCAAATGTGGCCTCGAATGCCTTTCCCATTGCCTCGAACACTGTCTGAATATCTGAATACTCATCAACGAGGTCCATTACCTTTTCCGGTGTCAAATCCGGATCCTCATGTACCAGTCCAGCCCATATCATTATAGCTGCATCTTCCATTGTTAGATTGTTCATGTCAATTTTTGCAACCGGTTTCCCGAGTTTTTTCTCGACCAGCGACAGGGCTTTCATGCCATATCTGAGATTTCTGCTTTTGTCGAGCTGAATAGGATAGAAGCTCATAAATCACACCTCCATAAAGATAGGAAAAAGGCTAAGATTGCTCTTAGCCTTCAGTAAATGTCGGTTTGCCGGTGACTTTGACCGTGATAGAGAACGACAACGGATCTTCCAGGCTTGTATTCGTGCTGAAGCCAGTCACTATACCTTCAAACTCCCATTTTGCACCGTTCGGGAATGCGATCTCGCACTCCTGCTCTGCCCCGCCGACCAGCGCAATGATGGACGATTCGTTTGTGCCGTTATCACTCAGGTAACCTTCCGCTGATACTTCACCGCCATCAACAAGGCCGGCAATATACTCTCTATACCCATCAGTATCATCGAGAGTCGTTACGTCGATCGTATCTGCCGACAGCTCGACGCCGCTGATAGACGTCAGATTACCTACTGTGATATTTCCGATTTTCAGCGTTGTTCCCAGTGCTCTCTTTGCCACTCTAATCAACCTCCTCGAAGTAAATTGTGAAATCTATGATTCCACGGTTAACTTTGAGCTCGTGCTCATACTGTTCTGTAACATCATTGATGTCAATGTCCTCGATATGGTAGCTGCCGATTTGTGTCCCGGGAAGGGATATTAAAAAATCCTCGACCTTTTTAGCCACGGATTTCATCTCGGAATACTTTTGCGCCATGATGTTGAACATGAAGCTGAGGTATTCCTTGCCGGTAAACCCATCGAGCGTTTTTTCCTTTTCGGTCCGGATCCTCATATATACCAGGTACGGTCTGGTTGCATTTTCGGGCGCGTTGGTGGGATATATCTCGCCAACTAGTTCGGATATACTATTTTCCAACGCCGCTCTCAGTGCTGCTTCCATCATTTCCTTAACCCTGCCTTCCTGATTTCATCGTCGATTTTCTTTTTCATGGTATCTACAATGGTTTGCGCGACTTTCTGGGTATTTTCGTTGAGCGCATTGTGGATGAAATAGAAACCTGGGATATATCGCCCGTTTTTGGTGAAATAGCCGTATTCCTGGCTGACAGGGTAATAACCGGTAACCTTACCCTTTTTGTTCTTTTTCTGAAAAATATCATTCTTTTCCCGGTCAAAAACCAGCCTGTATACCTTTTTGCCTTTTGTTCGGGATCTCTCGCCGATAAGGATTATGCCGCTTCGGAGTTCGCCTGTATCGACAGGTGCATTAGCCTTGGCTTGCTTGAGGACGATGTTCATACCCTTTTTGGCAGATGCAGTAACATGTTTCTGTGGTACTTTGCCGAGTTTTTTCATGCTCTTTTGGAGTTCCTTCATGCCTTCAACCTTTAATTTGACCTGCACCATGCCGCATCACTGCCTTTCCCTGCACATGAGCTGCAATTCCTGTCTGGCGAAGTTCGGGTGTATGATATAGAGGATCTCGAATTCGGTGTTGCCGACCTTGACTTTCATCGTCCTGTCGATGCCTTCCCGATACCTGATCCGTATTCTGGTTGTGACTTCCGCGTTTTCCCGCAACGCTGTGATAAACTCACGCCCACGCAAAGGCTCAACCGCCGCCCAGACGGTGCAGACCTCTTTCCAAGTGTCAACCGGCTCTCCGAACTCATTGCGTTCCTTCACCAACCGCAGGATCTTCACGCGCTTATTCAGCCTGTTCACCAGCATCGCCATCACCTGCTTCCTCTTCAGGCCGGTACTTAAGCTGTCCGAGTATCGTCTGAACCGTAAATCGGTATTTCTCGCTGATTTTGTCTGTCTGAGCCCGGTTCTCATACCAGTCCGTGATCAACACAAGGCAAAGCAGCTTCGCTAGTCTGTTGGAATTGTCAAACTCTTTGCCGGTCGCGTTTTTGACATATTCCTCCGCGGCCGCTATGAGGGTATCGAGCAGTATATCATCCTCATTCCCGTCGATACGCAGATACAGTTTTGCTTCGTCGCGATCGATGATCAAATTCATCACCCCTTACGGGTAAGGGAGAAAGTAGTCCCTCTCCCTTATTTCTTTTTGCCTTTTGCCTTGGTACTTTTCGCGGGCGGGTCCGTAGGCGGGTCCGCGGGCTCAGGTACATCCTTTTTCAGTGGTTCTTTCGTGTAAGCAACAAGCCCACGCCGCCTCAGTTCCTCCGCATATTCTTCCGTGGTCTTGAAAACTTCGCCCTGCATCCTGTTCCGGCAGGCATTTTTGTCCAGGAAATGGTATAACGCCTTTACTTCAACCATAGGCCATCACCTTATATCTGGAGCTGGCCATAGACCATTGCGCCCATGTCCCAAGCGCGCAGGTCGTCCCTGGTGATGGTCCTCAGTTCAGTGGTATCGCGCCTCCAAGCGTCGCCGCCTTCTCTGGTAGAAGCCAGTTCGTACTGGCCGAATGTGAACAGGATACCGAATTCCTTGCCGTCACCGATAAATATTGGAGCAAGGTTCTGTTCCCCATTCTGGACCGTAGGCAGGTACCTGTTGGATACTACAACAACGGGCCGGCCTTTGAGCATCTTCCTTCCGGGCTGAGTAATGTCATCCTGCAGGAAATAACGACCATCCTGATCCTTCTGTGTATCAAGCCAGTGGAAACCGTCCTGGCTGGTGAAAATTACAGCATTCAGGCTGATAGCCGGATCAAGGTCGACATTCAACACCTTTTTAATATCATCAACATTGGAAAGTTGCTTGGGTGCCAGTCCGGAAAGCAGATTTATTATGAGGCTATTCTTGGTTACCACATGTTTCTTTGCGATCCATCTGGCAATATAGTTCAGGATATTCTGGTCGCTGTCCCTCAGCAATTCATTAGTCAGCGGCAGGTATCCAGCTCGCTTCACCAGTTTGTAGGCAATCGGTACGAACTTCGGATTTTCCATCTCTTGGATTGGTCCATACTCTTCGACGACCTGGAAGGGCGTCATTGTGCTGTCAGCCTCAAGTACACGGCTACCGGAAAGAGTATTGACAGTCTCAACCGTCACATATTCAGACAGATCGTCAAGTTGCCTCATAATCTCATTGATTCTGGTCTGGATATCCTGCGGCACAATGAGCCCAACATCACCATCGGTGGGGTTGCTTGGATTCGTGCCCTCATGCATCAATGCAGCGCGGATTGAATGAGCCTTGTAATACTCATCAATGATGCTCTGGTCATCAGCCGAAATCCTCTGTCTGCGCAAACCTTTCAGGAATACACGCTTGTATTCCGCATTCAGATCCTTATCAACTTTGTTTGTGATCTGCTGAGCACTATCATTGATGTCAACATCCTCCAGAGCCTCAATCTCCTTCTGCAAGTCGATTTTCTTCTGGATAGCCCTGACTTCTTCCATCTTCTTTTCTGCCTCGGTTACATTATCCTCGGCAATCAGTTTTCTTACTTCTGCCTTTGCAGCTTCAAGCTGCTGCAGCAAAGCACGCATTTCTTTGGTCATATTTATCACTTTCTCCTTTCTTCTTCATTTTTGGTATTAAAAAGGAGCTTTTTACAGCTCCAGTTCCAACAACATCTTTTTCTTTTTAAACTCATTGTTTTTTTCCTCAGCTTTAGCTGAAGGAATATTTATTAATCCTTCTCTTTGCAGTTCATCTTTTATTGCTGGCAAAATAGCTTTGGCAAACTCTACATGGTCAAACTGTATCATGCCATCGTCTTTGTTGCGAGCTTTTTTAAGCTTCTCCGGAACGTTCTTATAGATAGCGAAATACTTTTCGTCTATGTGTGCAGCTACCTGCTTTGCTTCTTCGATTTCATCGGCAAAGCCCTTTTCTTTGCATTCCTCTGCGGTCAGCCATGTTTCCGCGTCCATGACGCTGATAATTTCGTCCTTTTCAAGACCCGATTTTTCTTGATATGCAACAATCATACTGTCACGGATCTTGTCGAGGTCATCGGCGATTTTCCTGAAATCGTTAGCATTGCCTGCTGCCAATGTCCAAGGATTGTGGATCATCATCATTGCATTTGCTGGCATGATGACTTTGTCTCCAGCCATAACAACCAGTGATGCTATGCTGGCCGCAAGCCCATCCACATAAACGTTTTTCTTGGCTTTATGTCGTTTCAGTATAGAGTAAATAGTTTGTCCAGCAAATACGTCTCCACCGTAACTATTGATATAGATATTCAAAACATCTATATCGCCCAAGGCGTCTAAATCCTCCTTGAACTGCTTAGGTGTGATTTCGTCACCCCACCAGGTCGTGTCCGATATTTCGCCATACAGGGTAAGCTCGCCTGTCTTTTCGTCCAGGGCTTTAAAATTCCAAAACTTTTTAACCTTCTTTCCCACTATCCTCGCCACCTTTCTTATATTGTTCGCCAGCCATCTCGATCGGCATCATGTTGCCGTTGATCAGGAGCCGGTCGCCGCCCTCTTTCGGTTCGAGTTCCTCCAGCGCCCGGACCTCGTTGGGCGTCATAAAACCAGACTGTATTGCAGTCCGGTATGCTTCGAACCTGGTTTTGTGGTCCGCCCTCAAAATAGCATTGACGTTGAACTTGATGTAATAGCCTTCTGCCAGCTCATTGTCTGTAAACAGCTTATATGTCAGTTCCTGTTCATATCCGGTCAGGATGTCCATGAGCGTGTCAATATAAAACTCACGCTGCTGCTCTGTGATGTTGGTGTGGGTTGCCCGGTCCAAGTCATTCAACTGATGCATCTTCACGCCAAACGCAGCCGCGATCTGCCGGATCGTCAGTTCGGTGTTTTCCAGGAACTGCGCATCGGTCATTTTCAGGCTGATAGGTTCGAATTTGTACCCTATTGGCAAGAGTGCCACGCGATTGGCGTTTTTGAGCCCACTGGACATTTGTTCGAACTTTTCCCGGAACGTGTTTTCGGCTTCAGGGCTCAGGTCTCCGACATACTGTACAATACCCTTGACCTGCATGCCGCTTTTGAAACTTTTATTGATGAACTCACTTGCAGCACCGGCATTTTCGATGGTTTTTTGCAACACTTCAAGCGGCGTCATGCCGACGATGCCGTCAAGGGTCAGCCCTTTGAAGTGCAATACCTCGTCAGGCTTGAGCTTATACTGCTGCCCCAGGTTGTCCGTGTAGACATACCACATCTTACCCTTCCCGGGCAGCAGACCGACGTCGTCGATCCATATCTCCATCCTAGTGCTATCCAATGGATATAAGCCTATCACCTTGCCGGCATCGGCGCCCCGGGTAGCGACGTCTATCCATACATAGCTGTTTCCATGAATCAATCGCTGGACCTCGACTGCTTTTTTGAAGTCCCTGGCGCTCATCCATGGGTTGGGCCTGGTTTTCAGCAGCGGCGATAGAGAATGGCTCGCTTCGCCCGGTTTACCGTCCTGCTCCCGGTATATTTTCAGCGGCAGCTTTCCAACAGCATCGGCCAGGATGCGGATGCAGGCGAATACAGTTGCCTCCTTCATGGCGTTTTTACCCTTGAGATTCAGTTCGTCAAGGTTTATGCCGAGGATTTCCAGCAGGCGCCGGTCGTTTATATCGTATTTTTCGCGCGTATCTTGCGCTTTCGGCTTAAATATTTTATTCCAGAATGCCATTTATCCACCTCCTAGCCCCAGAGTTTCTCGAGGAATTCCTCGTTTGCATATTGCGACACATCAACTTTCTGCGCGTCCTGCATAGCGCGGGCCATGGCGTTTATCATTGCGACGATCAAGTCGATTTTTTCTTTGCATTTGTTTTTCATGGGCTTGATATTGCCGTTTCCGTCGACCACGATCACAACATTGCCCCAACACCAACGCGCCACCGGATGAGCCTCATGCGTCAGCTGACCTGTTTTGGCCAGACGCTCGATTTCTTTCATTGGCGGAGACATATGCGCCATTTGCTGAGGCACTTCCACAACCGTAATGCCGTTTTTTATAAGCCGTTGTGTCAGCATGCGGCTGTTCCATGGGTCAGTATCAACCTCGACAATTTCATATTGCTTGTTCAAAGCCAAAATTCTGACTTCCACAAACTCATAATCAACGACATTACCGGGCGTGGCATGCAGATATTTCTGCTTAACCCATTTGTCATATGGCACCTGATCCCGTTTCACACGTTCCTTCATGCTTTCTTCCGGTATCCACGCTTCAAATATTGCCCGCCAGCCGTCAATGCCATCCTGCGGCGGGAATAATAAACATGCGCCAGTCAAGTCAATAGTGCTTGATAGGTCAAGTCCAAGATAACATTTTTTGCCCACTAATTCCGCTGGATTCCAATCTCCGACGGTTGAATCCCACAGCGCCAACGGAAGCCACCCGATACGTTTCAGGGACACCCATTGATTAAGGCGCAACCATCTGAAAAGCTTCTCATTGGCCTCATCATTTCTTGCAGCTATAGCCTCCTTGCGAACTGCTTCAATGCTAATCGTAACGCCCAGGGATGGATTTGCTTGATACCAGACTTTTTCGTCGAATATGTCGCAATCTTCAGGCGCACCATATATCTTCACATACCAATAAGGGTCTGTAATTTCGCCGTCTTGTATCTTTCGTGCATACTCGTGCTTTTCCCAGCCTATTGAGTGTCTGTCAGGGTCATCTCCTGCGGTGGTAATCACCCACCAAAGCGGTTCTTTTCTGGCGGCGCCGGAACCAAAAGTCATGACATCCCACAATTCCCTGTTGGGTTGTGCGTGGAGCTCATCAAAAATAACAACCGTAGGGTTGATACCGTGCTTTGTATATGCCTCAGCCGAAAGGACTTTTAAGAATGTACCGGTTTTCCTGTTAACAATTAACTTCTTGCTGTCAGTAATTTTCAGCAACTCTTGCAGATCCTCATTTTGCTCAATCATCTGAAGCGCCGCATTGTATACAAGGCCTGCCTGCTCCCTGTCGGCCGCACAACAATATATCTGACCACCAGGCGGGTCCATAGTGAGATGGTAGAGTCCCAAGGCAGCTATCAATGTCGTTTTTCCGTTTTTCTTTGGAATCTCCAGATAGGCATATTGATACTGCCTGAGGCCCCGCTCATTGACTGTACCATACACATCCCAAATAACCTTGTGCTGCCAGTCCTGCAGCACAAATGGCTGGCCATAAAAATCATCTGTCAGGTTGAGCAGCTGGACAAATTCTATTACTTCCAGAGCCCTTTGCTTGTTGAACATGACTACTTAGCATACCTTTTTTCAATCATGGCAGCCATTTTGGATGTTTCTTTCTTTTCGGGCTTCTTTGGGATGGAACGGAGCGCGGACTGGATGGTCATAATATTCTCCTTGGAGATATCCAGGATCATCTTCCGCTTCTCCATGATCTTTTTATCACATGCGAATATGCGGTCCTGTAGTTTCCCCTTCTCCATCGTATATTCCAGAAACTCAAGCTTGCCCTCCTGGTATGCAACGCCGAGTTCCTTCAGGTCCGCATACAACCGCTCTTTCATCAGCTCATACTCCTTGCATTCGGCATGAAGTAAGCAATGAATGTTGATGATGTTGCCGGATAGGTCATCATCCTTACCGATCGCACGGAGCAGCTTGCGGATCCGCTGAAACTCTTTGTGTGCTATCGGGTTGGCCTTAACTTCCGGACACTCCTTCAGTTTATATCCAGTCAGCAGTTCGGCTTCTGCTTTCTGTCTCAATTCCTTCTCAGCTTTTGTCCTGTGACCCTGGACCAGGGAAATTGGTTTTGGGGGTCTACCTCCCGGCATAGGTATCACCTCCTTTAGTTTTGGGAAAAAGTTTCGCGCTGAGG